CTTTGGGCAGCATTGAAACAGGAATCATTAGAATTAAGAGGCGGTGGTTGAAACGAAGAAACGAAGAAATAAGAGGCAGTACTCCGAGACTGGGAAGCAGATCGTGAAGGGACTGATCGACCGGGACATGACGGCGGTGCAGCTCGCGGATGCCGTAGGCACGCGGCCGCAGTATCTGAACGACATCATCCACGGCAGGCGGAGCGGACAGAAGTACATGGATGAGATCGAGAGGATCCTGAAGCTGTGAAAGGAGGGATGGGGAAATGGCAGAGACATTTGTCACGCTGGATGAGGCGGCAAAGCTGGAAGGCGTCGGCTACGATACTATGCAAAAGAAAGTCAGAAGAGCGCCGGACAAATACCGCATCACGATGGCACAGCGGGACGGCGGCGGCAGGGAGCTTGTGATGGTCCAGGTGTCCGCCCTTTCCAAAAAGGCGCGTGACGCCTGGGCGGAGCGGGAGCGCGTGAAGGAGCTCGCGTCTGCCGGTGATCCGGACGGCGGGGAGGCGCCGGAGGCAGAGGTGCCGTGGTACGTGGACATGGATGTGGACTGGTACCGCGAACAGCACAAGGATGCCTGGTACCGGGCGATGGAGCTGTGCAACGCGGTCCGGGAGTTCCTGGAGTACAGCGCGAAAGGGCGCTGCGGCTACGCGGAGAAGATCGCGAAGGAGCGCACCGGCAAGGGCATCCGCACGTTCTACCGGTACGTGAAGGCGTACCAGGAGGCGGCCGCGTGGGCTTACGAGCTCGAGCGGCAGGATGGATGCAATTACGACCACCTGAAGGTGCTCGCGCTGTGCCGGAAGCCGAAGGAGAGCGGCACGTTCCCGAGCTTCACGCCGGAGGTGCGGCAGGCGATCAAGAACATCTGGTTCAACGCGGACTTTGCGGCGAACCAGTGCACCAGGGAGATGCTCTACGACAAGCTGAAGCAGCTAGCCCGGATCAACCACTGGGACAAGATCCCGTCCTACCAGTCGGTGGTGCGCTACATAAGCCACCTGATGGAGGACGAGGGCATGAAGAACGCGTGGTACCTGGCAAGCCACGGAGAGCGCGAGTATAAGAACCGGATCATGGGAAAGGCGCTGCGTGATGCGACGGTGCTGATGCCGATGGAGATGGTGATGGGCGATGAGCACACCTTCGACTGCTGGGTCAGCTACACATACCCGAACGGGAAGACGGCGCCGATCCGCCCGGTGCTGGTGGCATGGATCGATGTGCGGAGCCGGAGGGTGTTCGGCGACGTGATCTGCCACCATGCGAACGCGGACATCCTGAAGGAGAGTCTGATCAAGCTGATCAACACGCCGGGCGTCGGGGTGCCGGAGTATCTTCTTATAGATAACGGCAAGGACTACACGGCGAAGGTGATGACCGGGATTCCGCGCGCGGTGCGCAGCATCGAGGGAAGCAATTACGTGGATGCCACAGACGGCTTCTATTCCCAGCTCGGCATCGAGGGCGTCCACCGGGCGCTCCCCTACCAGCCATGGACAAAGACGCAGGTGGAGCGGTTCTTCGGCGGCGTGTGCGGGCAGTTTTCGAAGCAGTTTAAGTCCTACACGGGCACGCTGACCGGATCGAAGACGGATGCAAAGATCCCGAAGGACATCCAGCGGATGTTCGAGCGGGGAGAGCTCCTGACGCTGGACGAGTTCTACAGGAAGTGGGACGTGTGGCTGCACGAGAAGTACGAGCACAAGGTGCACCGCGGGCTGAAGGACGCGCACGAGCAGTGGACGCGCCCGATCGACCTGTGGGACAACGTGGAGCGCTACTACAAGGCGGCGCCGCCGAAGAAGGCACAGATCACGTTCATGTACCGCGAGGACAACGTGCACATTTACAACTACGGGTTCAAGCGCTGGGGGCAGGTATACGACCACCCGGAGCTGCGGCTGCATCTTGGAGAGACGCTCACGATCAAGTACGACCGGCACGATGTCTCGACGATCTTCGTGCTGGACAGGGACAAGCGCCTGCTGTGCGAGGCAGAGAGCAAGGACCTGCTGTCGTTCGGCACGCATGTGTCGGAGGAGAAGCTGCTCAAGCACATCAAGGAGCAGAACCGGCAGTTTAGGGAGGACCGGGCGAAGATCAAGGAGGCCCTCGTGCCGTTTGAGGAGATGGATGAGCAGTACGTGGGATTTGCCGGAGGCATCGACCTGATGATCGGGCACAAAGCGAAAAAGGGAAAAGTTGTCTCCATGCCGCTCGATGCGGCATACCGCGGGGGCGTGCGGCCGGAGCCGCGCACCGGAGCTGACCCGGAGGCGAGCGAGTACCTGGAGAGGACTGCAGAGGACGCACTGAAGGAGCTGCGGGCACTGTAGGAAACCGTAACCGGAACAGATGACATAGGAAAGGAAGGTTTAGAGCAACATGGAAGCTATGGAAGTGATCAAGGAAGGCACATACACGATGGAGCGCCCACTGCGTGAGCAGGTACTGGAGTTCCTGCGCGAGGAAAAGATGACGAAGTCGGAGCTGGCAATACAGATCGACTATTCGCGGTCGGCGGTGAGCCGGTACTTAAGCGATAAATATGAGGCGGATGCCTCGGTGCTGGAGTCGAAGCTGAAGGATTTCATGCAGTCGAACGGCAGAACACCGGCGGGAGCGCCGGACGTGGGCCCGTCGCTGGTGGTGCCGCTCCGGGAGAAGACCCAGAACTTCGAGTCCGGGGACTATGTGCAGGTGATCGGCGTGTGCCGGGCCTGCCAGGAGCACCACGGCCTCGGCATCGTGGTGGCAAAGAGCGGCTACGGCAAGACGCACGCGCTCCGCAGCTATGCGAAGATGCCGCGCGTCGTGTACATCGAGGGCAACGAGACGATGAACTGCAAGGACATCATCCGCCGCATCGAGAACCGGATCGGGATGTCGAGGAGCTATGGCAGCATCGACGAGCGGATGGAGAAGATCGTGGATTTCTTCAACATCAACGAGGGCTACCTGATCATCATGGACGAGGCGGACAAGCTGATCAACAAGTACACGCAGAAAAAGATCGAGCTGCTGCGGAATATCACGGACAGCGCCGATGTCGGGCTTGTGATCGCGGGCGAGCCGCTCCTCGAGACGCTGATGAAGGGGTACGATGCGCGGTTTACGAACCGGATGGATTTCTACTACAAGCTCCGGGGGCTGACCAAGAGCGAGGTCGAGGACTACCTGGAAGGGTATGACATCGAGGAGGCCGCGATGGCGGAGTTCATCACACGGGCGACCAACACGCAGACGGGATGCTTCCGCCTGCTCGACCGGACACTCAACAACGTGCTGCGCATCCTGCGGGAGAGCGGCAGGAACAAGATCAACATGAACGTGATGCGGCAGGCATCCGCCATGATGCTTTTATAGAAGGAGGACTTACAGGATGAAAAAGAGGATCGTGATCGAGATCGATGCAGATGAAAAGACACTGAATGACACCGCCCTGCAGATCAAGCAGCACACGGCGGGGCTGTACCTTGCGGAGGCGATGAGAAGCTTCCAGATCATGGAGGAAAAGCTTCCGGGAGAAGTGCCGGAGGTCCCTTCGTTCCTCCGGAAAACGCTTGCGGAGGCGGCAAATGGGTGAGCCGGGGATCCGGACGCTGTGGGCGATCGCGAAGAGCGCAGAGCTCGGGCTGACGGACGAGGAGCTGCACCTCATTGTGGAGTCCCGGACGGGCAAGACGAGCCTCCGGGACCTCACGCCGAAGGAGATCCGGCTGGTGGCCGGCGTGCTGGAAGAGATGAAGGGAGCTTCCGGCAGGACGGCGGCAGGAGGCAGGCGGCACCGGAAGGGCAACCGCGGCACGGAGAACCAGCGTAAGAAGATCTACTGCCTGACGCAGGAGCTCGGCTGGGAGAAGCCGTCGAGGCTTGCCGGGATGTGCCGGCGCATGTTCGGCGTGGACCGCGTGGAGTGGCTCGACTACCGGCAGTGCTCCAAGCTGATCGAGGCGCTGAAGAGCATGGCGGAAAGGAAGGGAGGGACGGACGGTGAAGGAATGCACGGTGACCATGAGGTATAACGGTGACCGGCTGGACATCCGGACGGAGGATGCGGACATGACGGACATCACCGCCCTGTGCGGGGCACTGCAGCAGATGATCGGCATGGAGGCATACCGGTGCGGGCGGACGCTTGATGAGGTGAAGGACGGCATGCTGGACATCCACCTCGCCGCGATGGGCGCGCTGACGGAGCAGATCATAAAGGAAAGAGGAGGAACGGATGGCAGAGGATAGGAGGCGGCATGGTGAAGAAGACGGCATATGTATGCAACCGCTGCGGCGGTGAGATCCGCATCCGCGGATCGCGGATCATTCCCAGCTATTTTGACATAAAAGGGCTGGAACTGGTGCCTAACGGTGAGCAGATCCCGGAGGACGACGTGCACTTCTGCTTAAAGTGCACGAAGGAGGTCTTAAAGGAGATCGCGCGCCCGGCCCCGCAGAAAGCGGAGAGGAAGCGCGTGCGCATCGACACTGCGAAGGTCATGGCACTGCATCAGGCAGGATGGGGCAATGACGAGATCGCGGATGAGATGCATGTGAGCCAGAGGCAGATCTACCAGTGCATACGCTACCAGAAGGAAAAGTTTGAACCGGACAGGAGAGCCGGACGGAAAGGAGCAGGAGAATGAGCAGCTATAAAAAGATATCCAGCCACGGATCCATCAACATCCCGGTGGCGATGCGCCGGGATATGGGGATCCAGGGCGGGGATCCGATGGAGGTGTCGTCGGAGGGCGGCGCCGTGGTCGTCAGGCCGTACCGGCCGCGGTGCATATTCTGCGGCACGGATGATGACACAAAGATACGCAGGCTGAGCGGAAGGTTTGTCTGCGGGGACTGTGCGGAGGAGGCAGCGCTGCTGTTCGGCACGGCAAAGGAAAATTCCAAGGAGGAAAGATCATGACACCAGAAGAACTGAAAGCAATGAATGAACAGCAGCTCGTGGCGGAGGCGGTCCGGCTTGACCAGCAGCAGAAGGACGGGAAGCGCACGCTGGACGCCGTCAAGGCGGAGCTGCAGGCGAGGGGCCTGGCGCTGATCGAGGACAGGAACATCCGCTACGTGAAGTTCCGCGCGCCGGAAGGCAGCGCCGCGGTGACGGATGCGCAGAGCCTTGAGGTGCTCAACGCCGACCGCCTGCGCGACCTGTTGACGGAGGGCGTCTGGAACCAGAACGTGACCGTCACAGTGAAGACGGACTACAAGTACAAGCCCCTGCTGGAGCGCGTGCTCAAGGCAGTGTTCACCGGGGAGTATACCTTTGAGTATACCCTGGAGGAGTTCCTGGAGGAACACCTTCCGGCGGTGCCGGATGCAAAGCAGATGAAGCTCCTGGCCCGGAAGCTGAAGGGTGACTACGCGAAGGACCGCGAGGTGCTCACCAGCGTGCTGGGGCTGCCGGAGGATACGGACCTTGACGTGGAGCTGTGGTACATCAACCGCATTAAAAACGGCGAGCTGATCCGCGCGATGTTCCCGGAAGAGTTTCTGGGCGACACGATCGAGGCGGTCAGGAAGTGCCTGATCGTGGACACCAAGACCGCGATCACGATCGATTATGACAAGGAATAGAGATAAGGAGGACATGAAATGAACGATATTTCAAGCGAGGCAAAAAAGGCAGGGCTGGCGGAGCCGGACAAGCCGGTGGACGAGATGACGGAGGAGGAACTGAAGGAGTTCCGCACATCCTTTGACCCGGATATGATGGGATTTGACGGGGAAGAGGGCATTGATGATGAGGAAGGAGATGAGGACGATGGCAACGACAGCGATCAGTAAACCGGAGATCACGAAGCTGCTCACGAAGGTGAATTTCACGGACAGCAACCGCAGCAAGTAAAAGATCCTGTACCTGGTAAAGCATTATGTAGGAGCGACCGGCGGCGCAGAGGCGAACTGCAAGTACTTCCAGAACACCTACCGGGGCGCATCGGCGCACTATTTTATCGGGCACGACGGCGAGATCTACCAGTGCGTGGAAGACAATGACACGGCATGGCACTGCGGGGCATCGAGCTACAAGCATAAGGAGTGCCGGAACAGCAACTCGATCGGCGTGGAGCTCTGCGTCAAAAAAGACAAGAACGGCAAGTGGTATTATACCGCTGCCACGAAAAAGGCAGCCGTCCAGCTGTTTGCGTACCTGATGGTCAAATACGACATCCCGAT